ATGTCTACGTTCCAGTTCTTAACAGTACTCATGAGCATGTTTGTTTTCGCATTACTTCGAGAACGAGAATATTGCTCTTTCTTAGTCGAGCGTCGCCTGCTACGGGGAAGATGTCCGGTCATGAAACAAGCAACGACATCACTGATGACCTCTGCATCTTCCGGCAGGCCGCAGCTGGATCCACGGGCCTCGCTGACCTGGTTCAACCGCTGGCTTCTCCGGGCTCGGCCCGGCGACCAGCTCGAGTACCACCGCGGCATGCTGAACCGGGATCGCTCGCCCACGTCCGGCATGTCCGACGAGCAACGACGCGTCGTGGCGAGGATCGCTGATGCCGCACTTCGCGCTGCGGAAGACCGCCTCGTCCATCTGGTCCAGCGCCGCAACGGCCCGTTCGACTTCAGCTACATCGCAATTAGGGCGCGTGCCCGGGCGGGAGCCATCCGTCATGCTGCTTGAGGTCCCCGTTGCCGACATCGTCGTCGCCGAGCGCCACCGACAGGACATGGGCGACCTGCAGTCTCTGGCCGAGAGCATGCGCGAGCTGGGGCTGCTGCAGCCCATCGGCATCACCGGCGACCACCGGTTGGTGTTCGGCGAGCGGCGCGTAAAGGCGGCCCAGATGCTTGGTTGGACATCTATCCTGGCGCGGATCGTCGACATCCCGAGCATCATCGCGGGCGAGTACGCCGAGAACGAGATCCGGAAGGATTTCACGCCCTCCGAGCGGGTCGCGCTTGTGGAGGCGATGCGCACCCTACGCAGGGGTGGCGACCGCCTCTCTGAGCAGTTCCGCAATTGCGGAACTGAAGCGATCCGAACCGACGATGCCGCCCGACGCGCTGGTTTTACCAGCCAGGATCAGTTCGAGCGCGCCCGCAATGTCATCGCGCATGGCACGCCCCAGGTCGTCGCCGCGATGGACGCGGGCAAGGCCTCGATCAGCGCGGCCGCAGTCCTCGCCACGCAGCCGCGGGACTTCCAGCACGAGGTTGCCGAGAGATCGGCCGCAGAGATCCGCGACGCGGTCGCCAAGGTCCGCACCGCGCAGGACCTCGTCAAGACCAGCGCACCGCCCGAAGTCAGGCAGGCCGTTGCCGAGCGCGAGGTCTCGGCCGTGGACGCGGCTGCGGCTGTGCGAGCTTTCCCACAGCGGGAGGAGCCGTGGACCCCAGCCGACATCCGCGCCGTCGCGCGGGACATCCGCGCCGAAGTAATCCGCGAGCAGGCCACGGAGGCCGAGGCCCAAGGAGAGGGCAATGCCGTTACCGCCTTCATGCGCGAGCACGGCCGCATTCCCAGCCCGACGGAGGCGAACCAGATCGCGCGGGATACCGGCGCCGCCGTGGTCGGCAGCGACGGGCGCTATCACCTGGGGCTGAGCGCTGAGGAGACAGCCCGCGCGACCGCCCGAGCCGAGATCTGGTTCGGCTTCAAGGAGCCGACCTGGCGATTGGCCGAGCTGCCCTATGCCGCCGAAGCGATCATCGCCGAGATCCCATCCTATCAGACTGAAGCCGTGCGCCGCAAAGCGGCCGCCGCTGCCGGCCTGCTCAGCGGCATTCTGCATGTCTTGGAGAACCGCAATGGTACCGCGTAGTGACCTGGCAGAGCTCAGAACTCTGGTCCGCGAAGAGATCAGCCACTCCATGGCGGGTGGCGGCGGCAGCCCCAGGCAGATCGCGCGGTTGGTCTGTGCCAGGGCGGGTGACTTGATCGGGACGCTGGGCCAGCAGCTGGCAGAGAATGCCGTCACCGACATGGTCCGCAAGGAGATCAAGAAGTGGGTCGCAGTCGGCAGCTCGGCGCGTGAGCAGCTGACCCTACCGGGCTTCGCGGCGCATATCCTGGCGGATCTGCCAGCCTCGCTCTGTGTCCCCGTGCCCGGCGGCGATCCCGCGGACGACGAAGGGCGCTCCTATCGACCCCTCGCCGGCCGACACGGCATCACCGTCGGTGAGGCTGAAGCCGCCCTGGCTCTTCTGGAAGCCGGCATCGCGGACGACCAGCGCAAAGCACGCGCCATCCGGGAGGCGCTCGATATCGCTCGGGCAACTGGGGCGACCCCCACGACCCGCCTTAGCGACGCACTGGCTCGAGCGAGCGATGTCCCCGAAGCGGCGTGAGCCAAGGCCTTTGCTTTTACCCAGTCGAATACCTGACGAGTTCACCATGCGCAGCAGCTTCGAGCGCCACGGCATCGACCATCTGTCGGCATCGTCCCTGAACCTCTGGGCAGCCGAGCCGGCGCTCTGGGTCATGGAGCGGCTGCTGGGCCGGCGCTCGCCGACCAGCGCTGTCGCCGCGCGCGGCAAGGCGGTCGAGCAGGGCATCCATGTCGGTCTGATGGATCGCGAGCGCGAGGTCACAGCATGCATCACGGCGGCCGCGGCCGCGTTCGATCGCGAGATGGCCCTGACCCCGGACGGGCGCCGCGACGGCGAGCGCGGCAACCTCGCGGGCTACGTGCAGCATGGTCTGGCAGAGCTCAGGCAATATGGCATCCCGACGGCCTACCAGGAACGGGTCGAGATCGCTCTCGATAATGTGCCGGTCCCGGTCGTCGGCTACCCCGACTGGCGCTTCGACCAGCATGGCCTGATCGTCGATCTCAAGACCGCCGAGCGGCTGCCTTCTGCCATCGGCAACGCCCACGGGCGCCAGGGCGCCGTCTACGCCAGGGCTCACGGCAACTACGGCATGCGTATGGCGTACGTGAAGCCCACGGCCGGCCGCGATGGGCGGGCGGTCGTCGTCTACGAGATGAGCGCCCAGGACGTGAGGGACCACCTCGCGGCGCTGCGCCAAATCGCGCTCCGTCTGGAGCGGTTCCTGGCCGTCTCGAGCGACCCTGCCGAGCTCGCGGGCCTGCTGGTGCCCGACTACGACGCCTTCTGGTGGAACCACCCCATCACCCGTGCCAACGGCACGGCCGTGTTCGGCTTCTGACCCTGACCAAGGAGACCTCCCATGCTCAACATCGGTGCCACGGGCTCGATCAAGCCCTATGTCAAGTTCAACGCCAAGGCCGACAAATGGTTTGCTAAGGGCGAGACCGGCGACATCGAGATCGGCCGCCCCACCTTCGTCGCTGATTTTGCCAACATCGCGACGGGCTGGCTGCGCTTCCGCGAGGGCCAGGCCCCCGAGCGGCTGATCGATCCCTCCCTGGAGCGAGCGCCGCCGTGCCCCGATGAGGGCTTCAAGCGCGGCTTCGTGCTCGCGGTCTTCAGCCAGAAGTTCTTCGGCGGTCTCGCCGAGCTGTCCAGTGCCTCGATCCACATGGGCAACGCGATCCGGGAGCTGTACGCTGACTTCGAGCGTGAGCACGCGAGTCACCCTGGCCAGGTCCCGGTGGTCGCCTGCACCGGCTCCGAGTCGATGAAGGACCGCTACGGCGTCAACTACAAGCCCACGCTCGAGCTGGTGAAGTGGGTCGATCGGCCGACCGAGCTGCCCGATGCCAGCCCGGTCGAGCCCTCCGAGATCTGGCAGGGCGCGCCGGCGACAGCCCGACTGCAGGCCACCCACGTGCCGCCGCCGCGACCGGCGCCGGCCGACGATCTCGCGCAGGCCGAGTTCTGATTCCGGCACGGTCCGGGCCAGCAGTCCACGAGCTCGATCGTGAGCGACAACGTCCATCCGATCGTCGAGCCGGATGCCGGGCAGATGCTGCGCCACGTGCAGCATCTGTTCGGCGGCGACCTCGATGGTTGCCACGAGGGCAAGATCGAGCTGGCGTGGACCGACGGTCGTGATGGACGTCTGCGCCATGCCGACCTGTTCGGCACCGACCTGCTGGAGGACCTGGTCGAGCGCGCCGCCCGTGAGAATCGCATCCCGGGGCAGAACGTGTACGTCGGCCAGGCGCTGCGCAAGCCGGACATCGCGCCCATCGGGCGCTGCTCCGACGACGACTTCTTTGCCCTCACCGCCTTCTATGCCGACCTCGACGACGACGTCATCGCCACCGCACGTATCTCGTATCGTCATCGCGGCTGTCCGCCAACCGGCGTCGTGGTCACTGGGCGTCATCCGCACGTGCGCGCGCAGATGCTCTGGCGGCTGGAGACCCCCGAGCGCGATCCGGACGCATGTCGCCGGCAAAACCGCTCGCTTGCGGACGCCCTCGGCGGCGATCCCGCCGTGATCAATCCCGGCCGGGTGATGCGCCTCGGCGGCTCGGTTGCCTGGCCGGTCAAGCCCGACCGCATCGTCGAGCGCACCGAGTTCCTGACCTTCGACGACGGGCGCCCGCGGGTTTACCTGCCCGGCCAGCTGGTCCGGGCGTTCCCGCCGGCTCTATCCGACAGTCCAGATCTGGATACTCCACGCGATAATGGCTCCCGGCTGCACATCGGCAGCGAGTTCGATGGCGTCACCGTCGACGCCTGCCTCGCCGCCATCCGCGCCGACGACCACTGGCACGACAACCTGGTGCGCCTCACCGGTCATTGGATTGCGCGTGGCTGGTCCGACGCCGAGATCCTGACCGCGACCGAGGCCTTGACCCTGCCGGGCTACACCGTCGATCAGACCCGGCGTGAGGTCGCGCGCATGATCGCCGGCGGCCGCACCAAATGGAACCTGCCCGACCCTTCGCACGAGGTCGATGCCGGCGGCGCGCTGCAGCCGCCGATCACGCCGGCGTTTGTCGAGCGCCTCGATGTCGCCATGCTGCCGCGCCGCCGGTGGCTCCTCGGGCGAGCTCTGCTGCGTGGGAATCTCACGCTCAAAATCGCCCCGCCCGGTGTCGGTAAGTCAACCTTGGGCATCGAGCAGGCGGTCGCGATCGTGACCGGCTGTCCGATCACCGAGCAGGAGGTGCACGAGCAGACCAAGGTCTGGATCTACAACAACGAGGACGACGCCGACGAGCTGAAGCGCCGCCTCGCGGCCGTGCTGCAGCACTGGGACATTTCGCTGGACGAGGTCAGGGGCCGTCTCGCCCTGAACAGCGGCGCCGACCGGCCGCTGCTGGTCGCGAAGGTCGATCGCGCCGGCACCGTGATCCGGATGCCCGACGTCGATGCGTGCATCGAGCACATCCGCGCGCACCACATCGGCGCCTTCATCGTCGACCCCTTCGTCGAGACCCACGAGGTTGCCGAGAACAGCAACGAGCAGATCAAGGCGGTCGCGGTCATGTTCCGCGAGATCGCCCGCGCGGGCAACTGCGCCGTCATCCTGGTGCACCACACCGCCAAGCCGCCTCAGGGCAGCAGCGACGGTCATGCCGGCAACCTGAACACGTCCCGCGGGGCGAGCGCCCTCGCCGGCGTCGCACGCATCGTCCAGACGCTGTTCTCGATGAGCGCGCGCGATGCCGAGCAGCATGGCGTCGACGACGACGAGCGGCACCTGTTCGTCCGGCTCGACGATGCCAAGGCCAACCTCGGCCTGATCAGCGGCCGGGCGCGCTGGTTCCGCCGTGTAGGCGTCACCATCGCCAACGGCGACGAGGTCGGCGTGCTGGTGCCCGACGAGCTCGAGCAGGTCGAGAAGGGCAGTCAGTTCGACGAGTTTCACCGCACCATCATCGCCTGCCTGCTTGCCCGCGTGCCCGAGCCGGAGATCACGCTGAACGCCGCGGCGAAGCTGCTGGCCTGGAGCGACGACGAGCGCTTTTGGAAGTACCGCGAGACCGACGACAAAGGTACCCACCGCGCCACCAGGCCCTTCCGCAGGAAGATCCTGGATGCCTGTCAGGCGGGCATCAGCATCGTCGGCGGCGCCACTGCGCAGGGCTTCACCTGCGATCAGGGGCAGCGCCCGCTCACCCTGAGGCGGTTTGAGGTCAGGGCTGCAAACACCGATCTCGCCACCCCCGAACCCGAATTTGCGGAGGATCTGTGATGTCGACCACGACCCGTGTGGACGCGGTGGGGAACCCGTCCACACTAGGAAAACTGCGGGTGTGGACGCTATTCCGAAAATCGCCGTCCACACCGATTCCGAAACCCGCAGATTCCCTGCGTGTGGACGTGTGGACAGTGTGGACCCCCTTTAGGGGGGTGGGCGCGCGTCCACACGCCGCGCCCCCACCACCCCGGGGGGCGGGCTGATGCGTCGGCCGCAGCATCGGGCGACCGGCCGGGTGGTCGATCTGGCCCGCGACCCGATGGCGCCGCCCGAGCTCGTCACCGAGGCGATCCTCGACGGGCTCGACGAAACCGCCCGGCAGATGGAGCAGAAGTGGGGCGTCGGGCGCCTGCGGCTGCTCGTGGATGATGCGCTGCGGGCGAAGTTCGACGCCCAGAAGGCCAAGCTCGATGCCGCCATCGCCACTGGCCAGGAAATCTACATCCGGGCGCAGGCGGAGGGCATGCGCCGTGCGTGGCAGGCGCTCGACCGCACCGCGACCGAGGCCGGCGCCCAGCCGCTGGCGCCCGAGGTGTGGGAGTGCGTGATGCCGTCGTCGGGCGAGGTCGTAAGCATCGTCCGCACCGAAGCCGAGGCGCACCACGTCGCCCGTGAGGGCGAGGTCTGGACCCTCGCCGAGGTCGGCGTGCTGATCGAGCGCATGGGCGACGAGGTGCGCAAGGTCAGGCGCACGTTCCCCGGCGCCGCGGTGGTCGACGTCCGGCCGCGCGAGCCACCCCCGCCACCCGTCGATTGGGCACGCGGCGACGAGCTGCCGTTTTGAGACCGAAGGAGCGGATGGCGGCGACGTACTTGGCAGGACCCCGCCGCCATCCTGACCACGATCACTCATGAGGGAACGATCATGGCTGTTTCGACTCTGCGCGCGTGGCGCAGCGAGGCAAGAGCTATCTCCGTGCCCGCGCTGGCGTTGGCGGCGGGTGATCCCAGTGGCAACGCGATCCTGGCGCTCGACCTCGGCCAGCGAACCGGCTGGGCCGTCCGGAACTCTGACGGCGCGATCGCCAGCGGCACGGTCGAGTTCAAGCCGGGACGGTTCGAGGGCGGGGGTATGATTTTCCTCCGCTTCCGCGCCTGGCTCCAGGAGGTCGACGAGACCGCGGGCGGGATCGGCGCCGTGTACTTCGAGGAAGTTAGGTTCCACCGCGGTGTCACAGCTGCGCATGTTCATGGCGGTTTCCTCGCCCACCTGACCGCCTGGGCGGAGATGTTCAAAATCCCGTATCGCGGCGTGCCGGTTGGGACGATCAAGCGTCACGTGACCGGCCGGGGCAATGCCGACAAGGACGCCGTGATCGCCGCCGTCCGCGCGCTCGGGTTCGATCCTGAGGACGACAACGAAGCTGATGCTCTGGCATTGCTCGATTGGGCGCTGAAGACGGGAGGCCGGCAATGAATGGGCCGGAGCTCCTCGAGCATGCCGCCGGCCTGGTCAACCGGCGTCGGCGTGAGTACGGCGAGCCGGTCGATCTGTTCGAGCACGTCGCTGCGCGGTGGTCGCTGACGCTCGGCACCAAGCTGAGCCCCGCGCAGGTGGTGCTCTGCCTGATCGATCTGAAGCTGGCGCGTCTCGGTCGCGATCCAAAGCACCTCGATAGTCAGGTCGATGTCGCCGGCTACGCCGCGGTCCTGCGGGAGGTCAGCCGATGATCGGGCCCGCCGGCTATCGGTGGTGCCTCGCTCGCGCGCAGGCGCGCACCCCGCCCGGCGACGAGGATCTGCGCGCGATGCGCCGGGCGGCGTGGCGCAGGCAGGGCGTGGTCGTGCTCCGGCCCGAGGACGTCCGCGACGACTGGACCCGGCAAGCGCTCATCAACGAGGCCAATCGGCTCTAAGGCCGGCGGATGGGAAGGGCCCGATGAGCAGACGGGTCAAGCCGCACCAAGTGCGCGGCCGCGAGCTCGAGGAAATCCGGGAGAAGGATCCCGACGGACGCATCGTGTATCATCACCGCACGGTGGACACCCTCGGCAAGATGCTGCGCGCCGGGACAATCGATCAGGCAATGCACGATGCCGCCAGGGACTTCCAGGCCGCGTTCATCATTGCCCAGCTCGATCCGCTCCGGGCGTTGCCAGTCCTACGGGTGCCTGGCACCGGGCGTGAGCCGGAGCTGAACGAACGCCAGCTCCATGCCCGTCGTCGCGTGCACAAAGCGATGGCGGCGTTGGGCGGGATCAGGAGCCCGGCGGGCTCCTGCGTCTGGCACGTGGTGGGCCTGCAGCGGAGCGTGCGCGAGTGGGCGTTGCGCCAGGGCTGGGGCGGACGGCCGGTGCGCCAGGAGCAGGCGCAGGGAATTCTCATTGCGTCGCTAGGGATTCTGGCGGTGCACTTCGGGTACCATCAAGTCAAGCGCGCTTCCTGAGCCGCTTGTGCGGTCTCGACCACGGCTCCTGGATCGAAGAGCAGAAATCGGCAGTGGCCACCGCAACCGCCATTCGCAACCCAGAGCTGCTGTGAGGAGAACGTAATTCGCAGCGCCAGCAGGCGATGGCTGCGAACGGAATGATGGCCTCCGATGGGACATTCTGGTAACGTTCGCCACGCGATGACCCTCCCACGTGAGGGACGCCTGTGGACATCGCGGCTTGGCTGCGGGAGCTGGGACTGGAGCGCTACGAGGAGGCGTTCCGGGAGAACGAGATTGACGCCGAGGTCCTGCCACGGCTCACCGCGGAGGACCTGACCTCACTCGGCGTGACTGCTATCGGCCACCGGCGCAAACTCCTCGACGCCATCGAAGTCCTGCGCACCGGACACCATGCGCCAGCATCCGCGCCGTCGGTCGGCGATCAACCGGAGATAGCCGCCCCGTTTCCTTCTGAAGGTGAGCGGCGGCAGGTGGCCGTCTTGTTCGCTGACCTCGCGGGCTACACGGCGCTGAGTCAGAAGCTCGATGCCGAGGAGGTTCATACCCTGCTAAGCCGATTTTTCGACCGCGCGGATCGCATTGTCGAGGACCACGGCGGCCGCGTGGACAAGCACATGGGCGATTGCGTCATGGCTGTGTTCGGCGCACCAATCGCACACGGCAACGATGCCGAGCGTGCCGTTCGCGCCTCGCTTGCCCTTCGCGAGGCCATGCAAGGGCTGGGAGCGGACACGGGGTATCCGGTTCGCGTTCACGTCGGCATCGCCGCTGGCCAAGTGGTGGCGAGCGGGATCGGGAGCGCGGGCTATTCAGAGTACGCTGTGACGGGCGAGTCGGTGAACCTCGCCGCACGCCTCACCGACACTGCGGCCGCCGACGAAATCCTGATTTCGGACGGGGTGCGGCGGGCTCTGGCCGAGCGACTGGACTGCCTCGATGCCGGCCCGCTCGTGGTCAAAGGGTTTGCCGAGCCGGTACGGGCGTGGCGACTAAGCGGCATGCGCGCTGCTGCGCCGGACCAGCGGCCGTTCGTCGGCCGTCGCGGGGAACTGCAGCATTTGCTGGCGGTACTGGCGGCGTGTCGAGAGGCCGGACGCGGGCAAGCGCTTTACCTACGCGGCGAAGCCGGAATCGGCAAGACGCGTCTGGTCGAGGAGTTTCGACTTGCGGCACGCGATGCGGGCTTCGCCTGCCACACCGGGCTGGTGCTCGACTTCGGCACCGGCACCGGGCGCGATGCGATCCGCGCGCTCGTGCGCGATCTCCTCGGCCTCGACCTCACAAGCGATCTGGAGGCAACTCGCGCGGCGGCCGGAGGCGCGCTGGCCGCGGGCCTGGTGACCTCCGACGAGGCGGTCTTTGTCAACGACCTGCTCGACCTGCCGCAGCCAACTGAGCTGCGCGCCGTCTACGATGCCATGGACAACGCGGCGCGCAACCGGGGCCGACAACGGACCGTGACCCGCTTGGTCGAGCGGGCGAGCCGGGCACGGCCGCGCCTGTTGGTGGTCGAGGATCTGCACTGGGCGGATCGGACGACACTGATGCAGCTGGCCAAGCTAGCGTCCGTCGTTGCTAACTGCCCGGCACTCCTCGTCATGACCTCGCGCATCGAAGGAGACCCGCTCGATCGCGACTGGCCGAGCGGGACGAACGACGCTCCGCTGGTGACGATCGACCTCGGCCCGCTGCGGCCCGACGAAGCGCTGTCGCTGGCGAGCGGGTTCGCAGCTGTGGCGGACAAGTTCATTGCGCGTTGCGTCGAGCGCGCGGCCGGCAACCCCCTGTTCCTCGTCCAGCTCCTGGGCCACGCCGAGGAGATCGCGGAGGCCGGCGTGCCCGGCTCGGTGCAGAGCCTCATGCAGGCGCGCATGGACCGGCTGGAGCCAGCGGACAAGGCGGCGCTACAGGCGGCATCCGTGCTCGGCCAGCGCTTCGAGCGCGACGTGGTGGCCCACGTGCTCGGCCGGACGGGCTACGAACCGGAGCGGCTCGTGAGCCAACTCCTCGTCCGGCGGGAGGGCGAAGCGTTCCTGTTCGCCCATGCGCTGATCCGGGACGCCGTCTACGGCACTCTGCTCAAGAGCCGCCGGCGCGAGCTGCACCGCCGGGCGGCGGACTGGTTCGAGCAACGCGACCCAATGCTGCGGGCCGAGCACCTTGACCGGGCGGAAGATCCGGCTGCCGCCCGCGCCTACCTCGCAGCAGCCCGGTCGGCCGCCGCCGACTACCGCTACGAACTGGCCCAGCGCCTGGTCGAGCGAGGTGAGGCACTGGCCGTCGAGCCTTCGGATCGATTCTCCTTACAATGCCTTCAGGGGGACATCCTGCACGACCTGGGTGCGATGTCAGCTGCTGCCAGCGCCTACGAAGGTGCGATGGCCGCGGCGGGGAGCGACACCGAGCGCTGCCGGGTGTGGCTCGGGCTCGCGGCGGTGAAGCGGGTCACGGATGACTTGGATGGCGCGTTCGCAGACCTGGACCGGGCTGAGACGGCTGCTGTCGAGCAGAGTATGATCGCGGAACAGGCACGCAGCCATTTCCTACGTGGCAATCTCCTCTTCCCGCGCGGCGATATAGAAGGTTGCGTGCGCGAGCACCGCCTGGGCCTGGAACTGGCGCGGCAGGCAGGATCGGTTGAGCTCGAAGCCATGGCGCTCGGCGGCGTCGGCGACGCCGAGTACATGCGCGGCCGGATGATTAGCGCGCACGAGGGCTTCAGACACTGCATCGAGCTTGCTCGGCAGCAGGGGCTCGGCCGCATCGAGGTGGCCAACCGGCCGATGGCGGCCATTACCCGATGGTACACGGGCGACGCGGCTGGGGCGCTTGACGATGCGCTCGCGGCCATCACCGCGGCAGCAAAGGTCGGCCATCAGCGGGCGGAGATGATTGGCCACCACGCCGCCTACTTCTGTCGCCGCGAGATGTGGGAGGTCGACGCAGTGTCGAGCCATGTCGAAGAGGCGTTGACGCTCGCGCAGCGCCTCGGCGCAAGGCGGTTCGAGGCGCAAGCGCTGGCCTTCCGTGGCGAGCTGCAGCGGATGGCCGGGCGTCGCTCGGAAGCGGTGAACGATGTCGGCGAAGCATTAAGCATCGCCCGCGAGACCGGGATGGCGTTCATCGGCCCCATGATCCTCGGCATCCTGGCTCTCGCCGCGGACCATCCCCGGGTCCGCAGCGACGCGCTAGCCGAAGGTGAGGCGCTGCTGGCGGCGGGCTCCCCCAGCCACAACCATCTTCAGTTCCGGCGGGACGCGATCGACGCCTGCTTGAATGCTGGAGATTGGAGTGGTGCGCAGCTCCACAGTACCGCCTTGGAGAGCTACACCCGCGGGGAGCCGTTGCCCTGGTCAGATTTTCTAGTTGCCCGCGGGCGCGCTCTTGCCGCTTGCGGCCTCGGCCAGCATGATGCGGCGCTGGTGGCTGAGCTTGTCCGACTGACGGAGGAAGGAGACCGCCTTGCTTTTAAGCTCTCACTGCCGGCGGTCGAGACTGCTCTGGCCGCCATAATGAGCGGCTGAGTGCGGTTCGGCGCGCGAGCCGTGGCGGTGCAAACCGGTTTCACCGCCTTCGGCCTCCAGCCGCTAAGTACCCAACCAGACCTTGTTGAACTGGTGGTATTGGGTTGGATGCGCCGGGTAGTCCTTCACTTGATTAGTTATGATGGTGAACACTGGCCGCCAAACCGGCTGCACCATGACAGCGTCGTCCTGCAGGATCTTCTCGACCTTCTCCATCTTGGCCGTGCGCGCTGCAACATCGAGCGTCCCCTCTGCATCATCGAGCGCGGCGTCAAACTCCGGGTTCGCGTAGCGCGTCTCGTTCCAGGGCACGCCGGTGCGGTAAGCGAGCGAAAGCACCATCGTGCCAAGCGGACGATGGGTCCAGTCGGTCGCCCCGAAGGGAGCCTTGTCCCAGATTTCCCAATACTTCGAGGCCGGCATCACGTTGAGATTGAGCCTGATCCCGACATCCTTGAGCTGGTCGCGCCATAGCTCGCACAGCGTCTGGTGCCACGGACCGGTGGTGTTGCCGACGTCGATCGTGAGGTCGATGCCGTCGGGATGACCCGCCTCGGCGAGCAGAGCCTTCGCGGCCTCGACGTCGCGCTGCAAGGGGGGCAGCTGGAAGTACTCGGGATGGACCGGCGCGACGTGGTGGTTCTCGCCGATGTCGCCGCGTCCCTGGAACACGAAGTCACGATAAACCGTATTGTCGGTCGCCTTGACGATCGCCTGACGCAGCTTCTTGTTGTCGAACGGCGCCTCGGACACCCGGAAGCGACAGCACACGGTCTGCGCGGTGCGCGCCGGGACGATCTCGCCCTCGAGCGCCTCGGCGAGCTCGTACTGCTCGACACCGAAGCCGTAGATGCTGTCCACCTCGCCCGACGCGAACGCGGTCAGCTGGTTGTCAGCCTCGAAATTGTAGTAGTGGATCTCATCGAGATAGACGTCGCCGCCCCAGTACTTGAACTCCTTGCCATCGGTGGTCTGAGTGATCCGCTTCAGGATGCAGCGGTCGCCGACCGCGAGCGGCGCCCCCAGGGTGTACGGCCCGGTGCCGATTGGGTTCTCCGAAAACGGCGGCTTGAAGGAGGGATGCAGGATCGCGGTCGGGTAGTTGTAGCAGTCCTCGGGCGCCGACAGCACCGGCTTGTTCAGATTGAAGCGGACGGTGTGCTTGTCCACCGCCTCGACCGAATCCATGCTGGCGAAGGTCGACAGCCCGATGTTGGACGAGCCGAGGTCGGGGTTGCGCCAGCGTTCGATGTTCCAGACCACGTGATCGGCGACGAACTCCTCGCCGTTGTGCCAGAGCACGCCCTGGCGCAGGTGGAAGGTCCAGGTCTTGAGGTCGTCCGATGCTTCCCAGCTTTCCGCGAGCATCGGGCGGGTGACGTTGTCGGGGCCGGTGATCGCCAGATATTCGGCGATATGCCGGGTCTGATTCGACATCTGTGTCCAGGAGTAGGTTGCGGGGTCGTCCATCTTCTGGACTTCCATGGCGACGCGGAGCGCGCCGCCCTTCTTCGGCGTGCCGGTCTGCGCCAACGCCGGGTCGACCATATGCTCGCCGAGAACCTTGCCGGCGATGGCATAAGCGGCGGCCGAGCTCATGCCGAGCAGGGTCGCGGTGCGCAGGAACTCCCGGCGATCGACGCGGCGCGCCTCCAGTTGCTCCACAAGTCGCGGGATGTACGGATGCACTCTGCGCTCGTCAGACTTGGCCATCACCAGTCTCGCGTGACGCGTTGGTTGGCCTCGGCGCGACTCCGACGCTGATCTCGAGATGCGTTCAAACGCCATTGACCGCCGAAATCGGCGCTAGTGCCTCGACAGTACTCCTTCACCCGGGCCTGTCAACTGCGCCCCCGCATCCATTGGCCGTGACCTTCGCCGCTCGAGGGAAGGTCGGCGAGGCAATTGCAAAGCGGACGTTTCGAAGCTGGCACTGGACCGCTGGGCAGGAGGCGCGGTGGCGGCATGTTGTGGCTATTGACACTGTCCATCGCAAGATGTAGGGTCTCGCCAAGCTCAGGGAAGTGGGTGCCCGCAGCCCTCCCGAAGTCCCAGGCGGGCTTTTTCGATTCCGAGCGGCGCGTTGATTGTTGCAAGTAAGCGCTCTGTTGCGCAGCGTTGACCCTCCGTCGATGACAGTGACACTTAGATGAAGTCACCGGATACCGAAGTGGAATCTGAAACATAGATCGACGCCCCGTTCAACACTTCTGGGTCCTTCCTTGACGAATACTGATACGGCGGGGCCCCGCGCGATACTTCGCTAGCGACAGCCCCTGATTCCGGGTTCGCAGTTCGCACTTACCCGTCGCACCGACAGCCTGTAAGCGGCAGTATTCCTACCTTCTGAGCTCCGCCAGCGTGCGAACCTGCCCGCGAACCGTCGCAGGCGTCGCACCAGGTTCGCACCACCCGTCGCACCGTGAGGTTCGCAGTTGACCGACGAACCGCTGAGCGCCGGGCTGGTCGCGCTCGCCGACCGGATAGAGCTGTGGCCGATTGACCGCCTGCGCCCGTACGAGCGCAACCCGCGCACGCACAGCGAGGCGCAGGTCGACCAGATCGCGGCGTCGATGGTCGAGTTCGGCTGGACCAATCCGATTCTCGTCGATGAGAACGCCGGGATTCTTGCCGGCCATGGCCGGCTGCTCGCGGCACGGAAGCTCGGCCTAGCCGAGGTGCCGGTGATCCGGTTCGAGCACCTCAGTGAGGCGCAGAAGCGGGCCTACGTCCTGGCCGATAACCAGATCGCGCTGCAGGCCGGCTGGGACGATGCGCTGCTGGCGGAGGAGCTGGCCTGGCTGCGTGACGACCGGTTCGATCTCGACCTGATTGGCTTCGATGCCTCCGATCTGGAGCGACTGCTCGCGATCGCCGATGGCGAAACGACGGGTGAGGAGGCGGAAGATGAGGTCCCCGATCCGCCGGAGGTGGCGGTCAGCCGCCCGGGCGACCTCTGGGTCCTCGGCAGTCACCGGCTGCTGTGTGGCGACGCCACGGTGCTGGCCGATGTCGGGCGGGTGCTGGGTGGGCAGCTAGCGGACATGACCTTCTGCGACCCGCCCTACAATGTCGACTACGCCAACTCGCCGAAGGACAAGCTGCGCGGCAAGCACCGACCGATTCTGAACGACGATCTTGGCGGCGGCTTCGAGGCGTTCCTGCATGACGCCTGCGTCAACATCGTCAGCGTGACCAAGGGCGCCTGCTATATCTGCATGAGCAGCTCGGAGCTGCACACGCTGCAGCGTGCCTTCACCGCCGCCGGCGGGAAGTGGTCGACGTTCGTCATCTGGGCGAAGAACACGTTCACCCTCGGCCGGGCCGACTACCAGCGGCAATACGAGCCGATGCTCTACGGCTGGAAGGAGGGCGCCGACCACTACTGGTGCGGCGCTCGGGATCAGGGCGACGTCTGGTTCTTCGACAAGCCGGTTAGGAACGACCTGCATCCGACCATGAAGCCGGTGGCACTGGTCGAGCGGGCGATCCGCAATTCGAGCAAGACGCGGGACATCGTGCTGGATCCGTTCGGCGGGTCCGGGTCGACCCTGATCGCCTGTGAGCAGACCGGGCGCCAGGCGCGGCTGATCGAGCTCGATCCGAAGTACTGCGACGTCATCATCGAGCGCTGGGAACGATTCACGGGCGATCGGGTCCGGCATGAGGAGACTGGGGAGCTGTTCCCGCGATCAGCAGACGAACCGGCACACTGCGCGTGTTAAGATCGGCGTTGAAAGCACCAACGCGAGGTGGGATGGCACTGATGAGCGCGGAAGTTAGGGGCAGCTGCCTGTGTGGGAAGGTCCGCTTTGTGGTCCACGAACCATTCGAAGCGTTTCGCCTGTGTTACTGCTCAAGGTGCCGGAAGGCAACGGGGTCGGCGCATGCCTCCGTCATTTTCGCACAGCCCGGTAACATCCGGTGGATCTCGGGGCAGGACCAAATCCAGAGGTTTGAGCTCGCAACGGCCCGATACTTCGCCAGGTGCTTCTGCAGGGAGTGCGGTTCAGCACTTCCCTGGAACAGCAGGCGCGACGGCAGGATCCTCATTCCCGCGGGTGCGCTGGACGACGAGCCGGGGATCCGGCCGGATCAGAGAATCTTTTGCGCCGATCAGGCGGCTTGGTCGACCGACATGAGCTCCGTGCCATGCTTCGAGCAAGGCGGCGGCCCGACCTCTTCCGAGAGCGTGGGGAAAGAGGCCGGGGAATAGCCGAGGCTAGGTCAGGGAGGCCTCTCAGACTGAGAGTGATCCGGAGCACTTCGCAGGTTGCCTGCTGACACGCGCTAACTGCCCGGCAACGGCCGTATGATAGACGGAAGCACCGGCTTTCCGTCGGGCTGGCGCCGGCAGTCCCCGGGCATGCCGGCCCGCGGCCGAAAAAGAGCGGCACCCCGTCGTACTCGGGACGGGGCGCCGTCCAGGTAGGGAGGAACGCCTCAAGTCGGCACTCTGGTACGCCGGGATCGTAAACGAACCGTTAGCCGGCGCCCGGATCGTCCGGGCGCCGGCAACCTAGTCAACGATCCGGTAGACCGTGGTGCTACCCTTGGCGCCCGTCTTGTTCGGGCCGACCTCGCGGGTGCGCGTGGCCTCGACCGTGAGCCCGAGCTTCTTCTTGAGCGCGCCGGAGATGGCGCCGCGGATGGTGTGGTGCTGCCAGCCTGTAGCCGCGGCGATCTGCTCAACCGTGGCGCCCTTGGGGCGCTTCAGCATCTCGATCATCTGGGATTGCTTGGTGCCGGTGCGCAGGGTGGGCTTCTCGGCCGGTGCAGCTTTGGCCCGCTTGGCTGCCTTCGCCTTGCGCTTGGCGGGGGTGGCAGTGCGGCTGGCGCTTGCCGGGGCTCCGGTATCAGCCGTCGTTGCACCCGTGTCGGCCGGCGCGGCGCCCTCCGGCACCCCGTCCTCAGTTTCGACGCCGACGGCCTCGAGACCAGCACGGGTGATTCGGAGCGGGGGCGGATCGTCGCCGCGCCGCGCGCCCTGGTGTTCGATCAGGCCCTTGGCCTTGAGGCTGCCGAGGACCTTGTCGACGGCGCCGCCCTTGATCTTGAGCGTCTCGGGAAGCGGCAGGACCGCACCATTGTCGCGCTGGGAAGCCGCACTGAGGATGACGACCTGGGTATCGCTGAGCTTGGTCATGGGATGATCTCCGTTGTCGGAGAGCACCAGCGCTCTCCTATGACGCCGAGCCCCGGCGGCCGGAGCCGCGGGGGCGGGTGCGGGAGATCGGGGCCGCTATTCGGCGTGCTCGCCCTCATTGAAGGCTTGGTCAGTGATGCGCTTGAGCAGCTCGGCGTAGTGCGCCAAGCCCTCGGCGTGGCTCCATGTGATCTCGTCTGGGCTGTAGCCGAAGTGATCGTCGCTGAGCGCCTGGAGTCGAGTAAGCATTGCGTCGATCTCGGCCTTCTTGGAGACGAACGCTGCAAGCGGATCTTCCTTCGACCTGACGATCTGGTTCTGCGGTCTGAGGCTCATCTTCGTGCTCCGTATCGACAACTTCTATAATCCGATGAACGCTCTTCGTTGTAAATATTGCAAGCAGAAAAGAGGATTGGATTCAGCGACTTATGACTTGATATCCGGGCCGATGTATGGATGCGCGTGACCAGTAATCGGGAGCTCGCCCGCCAGCTCGGGGTCAGCGAAACGGCGGTGCGCCGGGCGGAGAAGGCCGGCCGGATCCAGCGCCAACCGGACGGCGCCTGGGACCTCGCGAGAGTGAGGGTAGCCTGGGCCGGTAACACCGACGCGGCGCAGCAGCGGACCGCACCCAGCGCCGCGGACGGAGCCCGCAGGGCGGCCCGGAATGCAGTGAAGCCGGTCCCCGAAGCGGCGCTGGGCGCGGTGCGCGACACCCTGCGCGAACATGGCGAGCCGATCGCCGCCGGAGCCATGACCTTCATGCAGGCGAGGACTGCCAACGAGGTGTTGAAGGCCCAGGAGCGGCGCGTCCGCCTGCAGCGCATGAAGGGCGAGCTGGTCGACCGGGCCAAGGCCGTGGCGCAGGTGTTCCGGCTCGCCCGGGACGAACGC